CGTGGGAGTGACGTAGAAGCACGGCTATATAAGCTGTTACGCGGTAACATAAATAACCACGAGAAACTTATCGACTTGTACCGAGAAATGATGAAAGCTAGTTGACATTGTAAACGATAGTAGCTACGTCAGTTGAAGAAGGAGCTAAAAATGGGAAACAATATAGATAAACTAGTTGCGGCCTACCGTAATCTGCGAGATGCCATAGCAGAGAAGGAGGCGGCCCACACCAAAGAGATCGGCGAACTGCGGGATAAAATGGAAACCGTAAGCGCTACCCTACTAGAATTTTGCAATGAGAACGGACTCGATAGTGTGAAAACACCCGAGGGGACAGTGTCTCGGCGCGTGAGGACTCGGTACTGGAGCAGTGACTGGGACTCATTCCATAGGTTTGTTGAAGAACACCAAGCCTTTCATCTTCTAGAGAAGCGTATACACAACGGGAACATGGCGCAGTTTCTCGAAGAAAACCCTGACCTGCATCCGCAAGGGCTACAGGCAGATCGTAAGTACACAATCCAAGTACGCAAACCTAAAGTAACTTAAGAGGACATACTCATGAGTAAAGAAGTATCAATTTTCAAGCAGGCTAACGCTATCTCTACTTCGGTAGGGAAGTCCGGACTAACTAATCTTGGGCAGTCTCTCGTTGGCTCACGCGGGCGCACTACGCGTCGCATTCAGACTAGCACTAACGGCACGTTCAAACGGTTGGTTAATGGCGAACAGGTCGGTAAAGCCGCTCGGGGATCAGTAAACGTAATCATCGTTAATGCGCTACCCGCTATCTCGCGTGTCTACTACCAAGACTCGTACGACCCAAGTAAGCAACCCACATTGCCTAACTGCTGGTCCAATCTTGGAGACCGTCCCGACGAGGGTGCGGAAGACCCGCAGTCTGCATCTTGCTCAACCTGCCCCCAGAACGTAGCGGGGTCCGGCAGCAAGGGTGGTCGGGCATGTAGATACCAACGCCGTATCGCTGTGCTTTTGGAGAACGACACCTCGGGCGACGTTTACCAGTTCAACATCCCGGCTAAGTCACTATTCGGCAAAGGTTCGGGCAACGTGCATCCGTTCGAAAGTTACATTCGTTTCTTGGCTGCAAACCGAGAATCACCGGACACTGTAATTACCGCCATCAGTTATAATGACGATGCTGACTCCATGGAACTTGAGTTCACTCCGGTACGTGGTCTGGAGGACGCCGAATACGAACTTGTTGCAGCGGCACAAGCGGACCCTGAAACGCAGAGTCTTTGTGAACTGACGGTAGCGCAAGCTTCGAAAGTAACTAAATCACCTGCTCGTCCTTCTGAGCCAGATACGGAAGAAGCTGATATCTTTGATCAGCCTAAGAAGCGCGGAGCATCAGCGAAGAAAGCCGCCCCAGAAAAAATCAACGGCGATCTTGTTGAGGTCCTTGATGAGTGGGCGGATGACTAATGGCGGCGGGCTACACACTTAAGTTAGCCAACGACATAACCTCCGCAGACAAAGAAAAACTTGGTGTACGGTTGGGCCTGTTTTGTCTTGAGAGAGACATCCCAGTGTCCGCCGTAGCCGAGGCGGTGGGGGTCAGTAGGCAAACTGTATATCACTGGTTCGTCGGGAGTCGCATACCAAGGCAGACCCACGAACAGCTAATTAACAACTTCATCAGTAAGGGATAAGCATGAAAGATTTCGATCTGCTCAGTGCGGTACAGCCAGATACTGGGTGGTTCGTTATCCTAGGGATAGATGGGGAACAACGTAGGCAGAAAATCGTAGCGACGAGAGAAGAAGCAGATGAGGAAATAGCCCGACTAGCCGGTCGGAACTACAATGTATTTTTTGCGGTGGCTAAGTTTGCGAGTGATGCAAACCGGACTAAGCAGAATGTACAATCCCTCAAATCTTTTTGGCTTGATCTAGATTGCGGCGAGAGCAAAGCCGAATTAGACCCAAAGACCGGTAGGCCCGATGGATACGCCACCCAAGAAGATGCGCTGGAAGCGCTAGAAAATTTTATAGAGCACACGGGGTTACCAAACCCTGTACTTGTTAATTCAGGGCGCGGTGTACACGCATACTGGCCCTTAGAGGAGGAAATACCTAGGCACGAGTGGGAGCATGTAGCGGCACGACTAAGGGATGTGTGCCACACTAACGATCTATATGTAGATAAGGCAGTGTTTGAGGTAGCCCGAGTTATGCGGGTGCCGGGGACGTTTAACCAAAAAGACGGTACGCCTAAACCTGTATCTGTAATCCGCCCTGCGGAAGCTGTAGCGCTGGAAGAGTTCAAAGATATTCTTGGCGTAAAAGGCGAAGCGCTGGCACCGAGAGAACGCAAACCTCTAACTGCGCTAGGCCAAGCACTGGCGGCGAATACAGGCTACAATTTTAACCGTATTATGTCGCGCTCGTTGAAGGGCGACGGCTGCAATCAGCTTGCGCATGCCTACAATAACCGGGCAAACTTGGGGTATATGGAGTGGTGGTATGCACTGACTGTTGCCGCTTCATGTGACAACGGGTCAGACATGGCGCATAAGCTATCGAAGGGGCACGAGGGATACGACCCCGCCGTGGTAGACGCTAAGGTAATCAGTGTCGAAGGGCCGACAAGCTGCGCCAAGTTCCAAGCTAACAACCCCGAGCTTTGCGAAGGGTGCCCGCATATGGGTAAGATAGTTGGGCCTAGGGAGTTAGGTAAACAGTTTAAGCCCGCTTCTACCGAAGACAACACTGTAGAAACCGAGGATGATGTAGGGATAAAAACAACCCTTACGATACCGGATTTCCCGTGGCCCTTTGAGCGCGGAAAAAATGGTGGGATTTACAGGGAGGAAAAAGATTCCGAGGGCGAAGTCAAACATAAGCTAGTCTACAAAAATGATTTCTACGTAGTTAAATGTATGCGCGACGGCCCTATGTTTGTCGTAGTCTTCCGGCTGCATCTACCCAAAGAGGGGGTGGAGGAGTTCACGCTACCCATGGCTAAAGCTATGGATAAGACAGAACTTAGGAAGGCAATCACATCCCATGGCGTGGTGATAAGTGCCGGTAAGCAGTTGGATGAGTTGTTATGGTTTATCCAAGCCTCGATTGAGGATTGGCAGGAAAGAGAAAAGGCGGAAAAAATGAGACAGCAGTTTGGCTGGGCAGACAACGACACTAGGTTCATCATTGGTAGTCGGGAACACAGTGCGGCGGGTAGTGCTTATAGCCCTCCATCTGAAGTCACCGCCCAGCTAGCTTCTTTTATGCAACCAAAAGGTACACTGGATGGATGGAAAGAAGTCTGGGAACTTTATGGCGATCCGGCGCTAGCGCCAAACGCGTTCGCTGCGTTGTCAGCATTCGGGGCACCCCTGCTACGGCTACAGAACCAAGTACCGGGCGCAGCGATTAACTTACATAGCGAGGCATCGGGCACCGGTAAGACCACGGTGCTCAATATGATTAATAGTGTTTACGGTCACCCCAGCGAACTGCGACTAAAAGAGAGCGACACCTATGCCGCAAAGTTGCAGTGGCTAGGCGTACTAAATAGCCTACCATGTACCATGGACGAAATAACCAACATGAGGGGGGAAGAGTTCTCCAACCTTGTCTACGCGATGGCCAACGGCAAAGGTAGGGAGCGTATGGAAGGGGCCAGCAACACCCTACGAACAAACAACACTAAATGGCAGACGATAACCGTGTGTTCTTCCAACGCGTCTTTTGTCGATAAGTTGAAGGGGCAGACCAAGAACAACCCGCAAGGGGAACTTATGAGGTTTATTGAATACCCCATATACGCAACCCCAGTATACGATACGAATTTTGCAGAGCGTATGTTCGATAACCAGTTATTCGACAACTACGGCTTGGCCGGTCCAGTGTACATGAACTACGTACTGCGGCACAAAGAGTGGATAACCAAAGAGTTAGAAGCTACCAGACTCAAGTTTAAAGCTGAGATAGGGCTTTCACAGGGCGAGAGATTCTGGTCCAACACGGTGGCCGCCAACCTAACGGCACTGATTGTCTGCAAAGAGGTCGGTCTACTGCGCTGGAGCAGCAAGCCCATATACGAATTTATATGCAACCGCATTTACGATCTGAGTAAGGAAGTGGAGACTCCTAAGGATGGGGCGGACCAAGTGTTGGGTGAGTTCCTGTACAGTAACGCGCAGAACATCCTAGTCATAGACGGGGCGAACGACAAGCGGACAAACATGGCAGCGCTGCCACAAAGAGAACCTAAGGGGGAGCTTGTTGTCCGCATAGAGCCAGATACAAAGCGAATGTACATTATTACTAAGGCGCTACGTGCTTACTGCGCTAATAACCAGATTAACTACAGCGAACTAACTAAAACCCTTAAAGCAGAAGGCAAACTGCTGGGTAGTAAAAGTATGCAGTTGGGTAAAGGTACGAATATTGGGGGTCTAAACGCCTACTGTACCGAGATAAACCTAGAAGTTCCGGGTT